GTTTTTGAGCAGCGTACTCAAGCCGTGGTCGAGCCGCTCTGCGTCTAATTTAATCTCAAGCATGGTCAGCCCCTCAATAATGCGCGCACCCATGCCAACGATTCGGGGGTTAGGGCGTTTTTGAATTTCTGGTTAGCCATCATGGTTTTGATGGCGATACGGGCGATGTCCGGATGGGTTGCCTGTGATTTGTCTATGGCGATTTGCGCCATGCGGGACAGCATGGATTTACCTTGGTTGGCATTGAAGCCTGCGTTTGGGGCGATGAATTTATTATTCACGCGGATGCCGGTGCGCCGGGCATAGCGTGCCTCTCCAGTATAAGGGTTTGAGCCTATATCGACGGTGACGGACTCAAGAGTCGGTCTGGCTTGAACGCGGCTCTCACCCATACCGCGCGACAGAGGGCGAACCCGGCAGCGGCAGCGGTAATCCAAGGGCGGATACAGGCTGTCCCACACTGGGTCGTCGGCTGCATAGACGCGACCGTGTAACATACGGTGGGTTTCGCGGGTGCGGCTGTCGTTGATGGCGACGTACTGCCAATAAGGGTGCGTGTCAATGGAATCCATCATTTCGGCGTAGCGACCCGCCATGTAGGCCGACTGCATATTGGTCAGGTAGATGGTTTTCAGGCGGTGGGGGCTGCCGAGCTGTACGCTTTGGGTTTCGCCTTCAGGATTTTTAACTTCCTGCCTGCCCCACCAGCCTTTGCGTTGCAAGACGGGGGCGAGTTCGCGGTCGAACTCTTCCAGCGTCCGGCCTTGTTCGGCGGCATCGACGACGGCGGAATAGATGTCGGACAGCACATCCATTTTGGCGGTTTTGGCAACGGTAAACGCGGTGGCGTGCGCGTCGTCCAATATATCCTGCCAGTCCCAAGATACGGCAATGCCTTTTTGCTTTAGATAGGCGACGGCGGCTTCGGGTTTCATGCCGAAGACGGCTTTAATATCTTCGGGGTTCATGATTTAAGCTCCTGTACCACTTCAATCCTGCCGACCAAGTCGGAAAGGAAAATCAGGCGTGCCAACTCGTTTTGCAAGGCGGTATCGTCCATGTTCGGATAGGCGGCGGTCAGACGGTCGAGCAGATTTTCGGCGGTTTCGCCCTGCCTTAATTCGGACACTAGGACGGCAGTCAGTCGTTCGCCCTGTTCATTCAGACGGCCTGTGTCGGGGGTGAGTCCGTCGATGACCAAACCTGCGTCTGTCAAATCTCCCTCGGTGAAGTCGGCAGCTTTTGCCTCCGGGGTTGCTTGAATACCCTCAACCAAATCGCCCTCTCTCAAACCGTATGTGCGCTGCCAGTATTGGTTGGTGAACTTGGCACCGGCATCCACCATCATCTTATCCCGTTCGGCACGCTCTCTGGTGCCGCTTTCCTCATTTTCGAACAATACGAATTTCGGACGGGCAACGTCTCCGAAATTTATCTCTACCACCCACTCTATCAACTGATTGAACGTTGTCTCCACGATTCGTTTGTCGCTGTCGCGGATGTCGTCCGTTACTTCCAAGCCTGCAGTCGCGCTGGCGTGGGTACTGTCTTTTTCGGTGGTTTGGTCTTGTCCGAGCAGCGCAATGCTGATTTCGGAGCGGCAATAACGAATGAGCTTGTCGTAGGCATCAATAGATGAGGCCTTGCCGCTTGCCTCATGTATCTCGACGCTGGAATCGTTGGGGATGGTGCCGACGCTGTTGCCGATCAGGGCTTCGAGCGCGTCCAGCAGTTTGTCGGTATCCTGCGGGGTATTGGAACGCGGCTCTTTACCAATCAGCCAAGGCGCACCGTATTTCTCGGTGAACTGCATCCAAAATTTAAGGCCGCCGCGTTTGAAGGTAACCAACCAAAAAACCAAGCCCAAATCGCCCAAACCGTAGGGGTTGAGATAATCTGCCTCATGTGTCGGGCAAAGAAACTTATAAGGCGGAGGGACAGTATCGGTCAGCCCGTTTTGGATGTAACGCAGCTCGCCTTCGTCGTTGAAGGCGAACCACTCTTGCGGCTTGGCGATGATTTTGTCAGGCAGCCATGCAGAATCGGTACGCCAAATCAGCTCGATGGGCTGGTAGCCGTAAAAAACGGCGTTTAAAACGTCTTTAATCAGGCGGTAAACATCGGTTTCAGCCAGCCAGCTATCGATAAAATCCCGGACATTTTTAGGCGTATCGTCGCCCTCAAGCCGCCATTCGAGGCGGGCGACGGCGGCTTTTCGGCGACGCACCAGCGAGCCGACCAAGGGGTCGCGCATCAGCTCGCGGTAAACGGAGATTTGCCTGCCCATTTTGCGCAAAACGGGGTCGGGATTAGGCAGCCAGCCGTTAAAACCGCTGAAAAACTGGCGGGAAACGGCGAGATGGGCAGATAAATCCTGCGGCTTGAAGGTCATGATGCCTTGACTGGTTTTGAGTTTGAGGTGGGGTTTGGGCATGATATGTACTCTTTAAATACCTTAATAACCTTTGGTTAATGCGCTTTTTCGGCGGATTCGGCGGCTGGCTACGCGTATCGGTCCGGTATTCAGCTCGCGGCTGGCGTAATGGGCAAGAACAAAGGCAATCGCCGCGTCGCCGTGGCGTTTTTTGCCGTCTTGACCTTTGGTGCGTACATCGGGGATGCGCGGCACGCCTCTGACCAGCTCGAAGGCGCGCAGGTCGGTCAGGATGTCTTCGTCTTTTGGGATTGCGTCCAACGTGCCGTCTTCGAGGGCGGCTTTGAACGGCACGGTATGGGTGCGGTACCAGTTTTCCGAGAGCATGACCGACTCGCATACCTCCGCGCCAAATTCGTCACGCATGGCTTCGGCGATTGACTGACCGTTGCCGCGCGCGTCCAATGCCGCTCCGCGCAGATTGGGTAAACCGTGCAACAGGTGTTTCATGATTTGCTCTTGTTGAGCAAACGGCATATTGCCCAACTCCAACACGAACGGCGGCTTAAGGCTTAAATTAGTCTGCTGCAATAAAGGGACGATGACGGTACGGTCTCCGCTGCGGGCAAAGTCTTCGCCGACAAAGCTGGTGCGGGTTTTGTCCAAACCGTCGAGCAGCGGTTGCAGGGTGTCGGCTATCCAGTCGGCCACCTCCGTTGCGCGGCGCGGTTCGGGCAGCAGGCCGAAATCGTCGGTCTGGTCGTAGCGGATAACCGGCGTGTATGGGGTCATACGGCTTTCAATTAAGGCACGGTTCAACCATTTGCCACCGCCGTTTTTCGGGATACAGTCCAACTCTTCGCTGGCATCTTCACCGTAGAAATCACGAATTTCCTTACACCACGCGGATTCACCTTGGGGTGTCCAATCCTTGCCCAAACGCAGACAGATACGGCGGTACAAGCCTTGTTCAACCGCTTCGTCAAAGGTAATGCGGTGGACGGAATAAGGTTTTTTCCCTGCACGCACATCGTTAATCAACTCGTTGAATGGGTTGTCTACGCCGTCATGCGTAGAGATGATATGCACCTGGCCGCCCCACATCAGCAATGCCATTGCCGCTTTAAGCAATTCGCCGAGCTGTTCGTGGAACGCTGCTTCATCAATAATCACGCGGCCTTGTTTACCGCGTAGGTTGGAAGGCCGGCTGGATAAGGCGGTAATGCGAAAGCCGGAAGCAAAGCGGATAACGAAGGCTAACACGGCCTGGCGGTCGTCGCCTTCGACAAACACTTCCTCGGTTTCTTCGATTTCGCCTGCCGCCAGTTGGTAATGCTTCGCCCAGCCTGCACAGTCGCAGATAAACTCCAAGGCCATGTCTTTGTTATAGCCGATGTACCATGCGTCCATGCCTTTAGCGGATGCGGCCAGCAAGGCGGTATCGGCAGCTTCTCCCCAGCTCAAACCGATACGGCGCGATTTTTCGCACAGCTTCACAGGCGACTGGTCGGCGCACCAAGCCTGCTGATACGGCAATAAGACCGTAGGGGTACGGTCTTCTGATGGGCGGGTATTTCGGATTTCAGACGGCGTCATGATGCAATCCCTAAAATATGCTTGCGGATGGCCTCGACCGATTCTTCAGACAAGCCGCCTTTCTTGGCCTGCTTGGCTACATCTTCGGCGGCCGCCTGTACTTTGGCTTTGACCTTGGCCTGATATTCCTTCAGGCGCGTACCGGCGGTAATCAGCCCGCTGATTTTGCGCGCGCCCTCGCTCATAATCCCGAAGCGGTCAAGCGCGTTTAACTCGTCTTCGGGCATCTCGCCAATCTGCACCAATGCCTCAAACAATTCTGTCTGCAACATCGCCATCAAGGCTTCGGAGCGGGTATCCCCCTCGTCTGCCGCGCCTTCGGCAATCAGGCGTGCCGCTTCGGTACTGTTTTTGATGGCGGCAAACCGACGCTGTACTTTTTGGCCGTACCGATGGGCGGCGGAGCGGCTGATTTCGTAGCCCTGTTGCTGCAACCATTCGGATAATGCCTGATAGTCGGCGAAGCCGTTTTCGACGAGCTTGCGTTCGAACTCGTGGCGGACGGCTTCGGGGAGTTGGTCGATGACGCTGCGTTTTGACATATCAGCTCCACACTTTTTCGGGGCGGGCGATACCGGCGCGGCACTCGACTGTGTATTCGGCAATATCGACACCCAAACTGGTCAGGTCGGCAAACCACAAGCCGTGCGGTGCTTTATTTAGTTCGACCATTTTGCGGTCGGCAAGGTAGTCGAGCTGCTGGCGCAGTTCGGTGGCGGTGGTCTGCGGGTAAATCGCGTTCATAATGTCCAGCAGGAAGGTCTCGCTGGTGGTGTGCGGGCGGGCTTTATTAAGGGTGTTGATGATGTTCCAACGCATGCCCTCGCGGCGTTGTTTGGCAATCAATTCTTGGCTAATCATTTCTTTACGCTTTCCATTTTGTAGATTTCGGTGAGTTTCTCAGCGACGTTGTCGAGCTTGGCTTCGAGGACGACCTGATTTCGGATGTAGTCTTCCCGCAAAACATAGGTCAGAGGCAGTCCGGCGTTGAATTCCGCCAGTTTGTTTTCCATGATTTCTACTTTGCCTTGCAGGCGTTCTTGCTGTTTTTGGCGTTCGTCCTGCTGCTCGCGAAATTGCGCCAGCAGCATTTTGCCGAAGGTAAAACAGATGCCGAGGAAGGAGAGTAAAAAGCCGACAAGCTGCCAAAATTCGATGTGTATAAAGGTTTTTTCCATCGTTTACTTACCTCGGGAATCCGTGTTCAAAATACTCTTGACAGCCTATGCAGCGGGTGCAGCCTCTCACAGCTCGCCGCCTGGCTTCGGGAATGGGGGCGCCGCAGTCTTCGCAATGGCTCAGGCTGTCGGCGCGTTCCGGCATGATTTGATGTTTCGCCAGGGACTCTTCCAAAAATATGGCTTCACGCTCTGATGCGCGGTCGGCAAAATCAGTCATGTTTCAGACGGCCTTTCGTGTACCAGTTCTGCCAGCCCTCAATTTGGATTTCGAGCTTTTGACAGTATTCACCGTAGCGCACGGCATGGTTCAAGAGTTGTTCGGGTGAGCCGCCGGTCGGACGCTCGGGGCGTTCGTATTTGACCAGCAGCCCGGTAGATACAGGCGGCAAATCCACTGTCGGTACGGTTTTAATCGGGGTATCCGAAGGCACGGTTGTAGAGGTGCAGGCTGTTAGAACCGATACCGTTAAAACCATTGCCGTCTTTTTGAATCGCGTCATGCGTTTGCTCCTGTAAGGTGTTTTTGGTTTTATCCAGCTCGCTCAGGGCGGATGCCAGCTCGATGCTTTGACGCTGCGCGAAGTCATGCCAACGCTTCGTTTCCGCTTGCGCTTTTTTAAGCTCGTCGGCGTATTGTTTGGCTGCCACCATTGCCGAGTTTTGGTAGGCGGTAATCAGGGCGGTTTGCTTGGCATCGGCTTTGTCGGCGGCATAGTGATAGCCGTTTAGCCAGATGCCTAACACAATCAATGCACGCCATGCCAATGCCGTTTTGTTTTTGTACAAAAAATCAATCATTGCCGCTCCATTCTTCGGGATTCGTGGATTTTTTGATTTCCGCCAACTGCGGTACGGCGGCAATGCCGCGTTTGATTAAGGCGTAGCCGCCGACCATTGCGCCGTATGCCCACCAAAGCCATTCGGGGGCATCTGGCGAGGGCGAGAATTTATAGGTCATCGCTGCGGCGGCAACGTTTGCCCATAATTTGGTATGGCTGATTTTTCCGGTTGCGGGATTGGAGACTAAGCCGCCCAGCCATCGGAAAAAGCCGGTCATTTTTGACGGTTTTTTTTCGCGGCGCGTTTCGCTGCCGCTACCCCGCTTGGACGGTGAGGCATCGTCCGGCATCCCTGAGAAGGTATAGCTGAACGAATGCCCAGATCGACGCTGAAACTGGGAGACATCACGGCGGCCATTAGGGCGAGTAAAGACTTTTTTGACATGATTGCTCCTTTTTTAATCAATGTTGTCCGCTGATGCGTGGATCAGGTTTTGCGCGACGCGGCGGACCCAACCTTTACCGAAAGACGTGAACGTACCGAGCTTGGTATAAAAGACCAGACGCTCGGCGTTGAACCGCAATAAAAGGTCGTTTTCGGGAAGGGAGTTGATGGCTTTGAGACTGATTTCGCCGATGATGCCGTCGTCCGGCACACCTGCGGCGCGTTGGAGCATACGGGCGGCATTGCCGTAACCGTGGTTGACGCAGGCATCAAAAAATTGGAAAGCGACCGCTTCGGGCATTTGGTCGGCGTGGTAACGCTCCCAAAACGCCTTTCGGTAAATGCCGATAGCCTGTTCGCGGGTCATGGCGCGCATGGAACCGTTAAAGCCGTTTGCCATTGCGGTACGCTTGGTGATGCCCCAGTTGGTTTCACCGCCGGGGTCTTTGGGATGGTTGACGTAACCGCCCTCATGAGAGAGGACGCGGTTGATGAATTGGTTGAATTTGTCTGACATGGAAAAATCCCTGTATTGAGGTTGAAATCAATACAGGGATTTTAGAAAAGGCCGTCTGAGTAAGCCTTTAATGCGAGTTAAAACTTAAATGTAACAAAAGGATTGAGGTGCGATACCGTTTGGCAAAATATCTGCCAAATCTTTTTGTCGATTATATTTCTTTACTTTGCCTACTTTAATGGCATGTGCAATGTCTTTACCTTCAAAATAAGCTTCAAAGAAATCGGCACTGATGCCGGAAAACTCTGCCGTTCTTTCCCATAAGCGGATAGGAGACTCTGATATTAATTCTGCAATTTCAAACTCACCAACTACTTTTCCTATAGGTAAAGTGGCATATATCACTACTTTTTTAACTGCTTTGTTTTTGGGTAAAACTCGACGAAATTCAAATTTTTTCTCGCCACTAAGAATTTTCTCGGCATACTCGGGTTTAATAGATAACAAAACTTTCATTGACTTGACCTAATCTCAAAATATGATATGCCTGTTGGTGGGTAAGTGGCATAAAACCAAAATATTCACCTTCACTTAAACCAACCTGCTCAAGTAAATCTTTTCTTATGATTCGCTTGGGTAAGGCAATATTATACGAGAATCTCAATACATGCGGATACTCTTTTACCCGCCAAAATCGTTGCAACTCTTCTTGAGAGAAAACGCTATAAGGGGCACAATATCTCTCAAATTCAGCATAATCTCTAAACGAATTAATATTCCGATACTCTTCAACAACACATACCGAGCTTATCAAGGCACGATAATAAGCTCTTCCCGGTTCATCACTAGTCCGGTAAATAAACAAAATATCACCCCGATTTAAGTGCTCAAGCCCTCTCATCCTTGCCAAATATACTTTATGGATACTGTTTGTCGGAGAAACATCTTGAATAATAGAAGTATCTTCGGTTCTTAGTATTGAATCCGGAAGTAATCGGGTGTGCCATTCAGGATAGATTGACAGTAAATAAGTCCGAGGTCGATAAGTAGTATCTCCCCTAAAATTCACAAGAGGATAGTTTTTATTGGTGTTTTCCACACCTTGATATACAAGATTAAAACGTCGAGTTAAAACCAGTTCCGTTCCATTAGCTGTTACCTTTTTTGCTTCTATTCTAAAACCATATCGTTCGAATAACGCGATTAAGGGAACATGTTCAGCAAAAACAGTTACATAAATATCATTGAATCCATATGTAATTGCATAGTCAAAGATCTTTTTAATAAAACGTTCACCAAGTTTCGTTCCATGGGCATTAATTTTAAGAGTTCCCACTTTCAGCCACCCACTGGGAAAGTTTGTGGATAATGCCGGAATACAATCATCAATAACTTGGGGTTCTGCTTTCAAATATAGAAAACCATCAATCAGACTACGGTCGCCATAAAACACATAAGCATATTCTCCTGCTTTTCTTTGAAACCAATCTGAAAATTCACGATAAGATGATTTCAAAGAGTCGAAAAAAGGGTCGTTCAGATTTACATCAGCAAAACGTTTGTATTGCAAGTTTTCCATACTAAATTTCCTTATATTGATTGTAAGCTGTTTGAAACTTAAGACAAAATTTTTTAATCCAAATCTTTGGATACCTGCACCACTTGGCCAATAACCTGTATGTCCGGATGGTCTGACAACATCAGCGGCATGGGCGGATAGGTTGAATTGTCAGAAATCAAGAGCAGGCTGCCGTCGATTTGGCGTTGGACTCGCTTTACCCATAACATGTCGCCGCTGCGGATGACGTAGATATGGCCGTCGCGCGGATTGGTTTTGGAGGTATCAACCAGCAGCGTGTCTTTGCTGCTGATGGTCGGCTCCATGCTGTCTCCTTTGGCTGTAACAATGTTGAGGTCTTGCTCATGCAAGCCGCGCTGGAGCAGCCATTCTCTTCTAAACGCCAGATGATTGGCGGGGTCGGTTACACCGTAGGCAGTCGTGCCGTTGCCCGCAGATACTTCTACATCGAACATGGGGATATAGACGTAGTCATCTTGGTTAAAGCTTCTTTTGTCTTGGAAATTTCCACTTTTTCCGATTAGCCAGTTAGCATCAATTTGGAAATTTTCCACTATTGACTGAATCATTTCTAAGGGTGGTCGCTGCTTTCCCCGCAGTACGTCCTTAAGTCTGGTTGGTTTCTCTCCAATTTTTTCAGCAAATTCGTCAAGAGTTATCTTATTAAATTCAATAATTTGCCTAATTTTTTCCAAAACCATGCCAAAAAATCCTCAAATAAGTGGAAATAAACCTTGCAATAGTGGGATATTTCCACTATTATTTACACAACATTTAACCAAGATTGTTTAAATCTTTAAACAATCGCGATTCTAGCACGAGAACGAAATAGGAGATATTCCGTGAAAGCAGAAAAAATAAAAGCAGGTTTCCGAGAACGCGGTGAAACGATTAAGGATTGGTGCATGGCGCGTGGCTATGACCCGACTTATGTGTCTCGGATTTTGAACGGCAACGTCAAGGCAAATCGAGGGAAGGCGCATCAAATCGCGCTGGAGCTCGGGCTTAAGTCCAAACAAGACGCAGCGTAGGAGTCGATATGGCAGAAAGTAAAAGGGTACAGCGACTATTGAGGGTCTTTATCGCGCTTGATGAACATCCAATTATCGGCCTGAGTAATAAAGATTTATCGGTTGGGCTGGGGATGACACCAACACAAATCAGTAGGGATCTCGATGATTTGATTGCTTCTGGGTTGGTGGTCAAGTTGGATAACGGAAACTACGCCTACGGCATCAAAACCCTGCAAATTGCAGAGCGATTTAGAAAACAGCAAGAGCGGCTGAATGCGCGCTTGCAAGAATTGGAAAACCGAATTTACTAAATGCGACGACGTCGTCGCATTTGAGGAGCAAAAGAAATGGCAACAGAAATTTTAGGACATACGGTCGGCGCAACGGCAAACGAACTGGCTATCCACAGCATGGAGGTTATGGACAAGTTTTCGAACGGCGAGGCCTACAACGAGACGGTATGGATTGAGCGCGGACGATTTGCGGTACGCCAAACGATGGAAGGGATGTTTGAGCTGGGACGCGCGCTGATCATCATCAAAGAACATACGCCGCATGGGCGGTTTGCCGAAATCGCTGAAAAAGAATTCGGCCTCGGACGGCGGGAATCTCAAAGATTGATGAATGCCACCCTCCGATTTATCGACCCGAAAATGAAACAGGTGCAGCCTAAGCTGATGACGTTGGGCAAATCCAAACTGCTCGAGCTGCTGGTCGAAGACGATGACACTTTGTTGGAGCTTGCCGAAGGCGGTGAGGTCAACGGCAATACTTTTGACGATGTCGACCGTATGACGGTCAAGGAGCTGCGCGTCGCCCTGCGCGAAAGCCGCGAAACGGCGGAAGCGAAAGATAAGGTAATTGCCGATAAAAATAAAAAGGTCGATGAGCTGGCAGAAAAGCTGTCGAAAAAGCAGACGGGTGTCAAAGAGCCTAAACCTGCGGATGTGGGCATCGAGCTGACGATGCAGCTTGGCAGCTTGGAAGTCGGTATCCGCTCGCAAATCAGCCGATTGCGCGAGATGTTCGAACAGATGGCGGCTCACGGCGAGGCGCATGGATTTGACCACCGCGCGAAGATGGTCGGCACGCTCAATCAAATTATTTTGGACTGCGAGCAACTGCGCGAAAGCTATGCCCTACCGACCGAGGCACCGACAGACAATGTACCTGAATGGTTGGGCGGTGAAACAGGAGAAGGCGATGAATCCGGCAATGATTGAGCGTCTTAAGGCAGTCGAGAATCAGGCGGAAGCAATGGGACGCGGCGCACGCTCTGCATATCTTAAGCAGCAGGCGCAGGAATTGGGCATCAGCCTTGCCACGCTATACCGCAAGCTGGAGGCGGTCAGCGTCAAGCCAACGCGAAAACGGCGCAGCGATGCGGGCAAGACGGAACTGAAGCTGGAAGAAGCCAAATTGATTTCGGCGGTTTTGGTGGAGGCGATGAGGCGCAACGGCAAGCGGTTGATGTCGGTGCGGCAGGCGGTGGAAATGCTGCGCGCCAACGGCAAAATCGAGGCGGCGCGGATTGATGAGGAAACCGGGGAAGTCATCCCCCTATCTGAAAACACCATTACCCGGGCTTTACGAGAGTACAAGCTGCATCCCGACCAACTGCTCCAGCCCGAACCGGTCAGCCGGATGAAATCAGAGCATCCGAACCATTGTTGGCAAATCGACCCGAGTTTGTGCGTTTTGTATTACCTGCCACGTCAGGGCAAGGATACGGGGCTGCGGGTGATGAAGGAAGAGGAGTTTTATAAAAACAAGCCGAAAAACGTCGTCAAAATCGAAAACGACCGCGTCTGGCGGTACACGGGGACAGACCATGCCTCCGGCACGATTGCGGTGCGTTATTACTTCGGCGGCGAGACCAGCGCGAACCTCTGCGACTTTTTCATTTACATGATGCAGCAAAAGGAAAACACGCTAAAAGACCCGTTTCGCGGCGTACCGCGCATGGTCATGCTTGACCCGGGCAGCGCGAATACTTCGGCGGCGTTTAAAAATTTGTGCAAGTCCTTGGATGTGCATGTGCAAATCAACAAGCCGGGCAATCCGAGAGCCAAAGGGCAAGTAGAAAAAGCCAACGATATTGTCGAAACGGCATTTGAGAGCGGGTTGCGCTTTACCGAGGTACACGACATCGACCAGCTCAATGCTTTATCGGAACGGTGGATGCGTTACTACAACGGTACGCAAAAGCACAGCCGCCACGGCATGACCCGCTATCAGGCGTGGAACAAAATCAAACCCGAGCAGCTCATCCTGCCGCCGCCTGCGGATTATTGCCGAGAGCTGGCCATCAGCGCGCCGAAAGAGGCGAAAGTTTCGGCGGATTTGGAAATCCGCTTCGGCGGACGGGTATATAGCGTGAAAGGCATTCAGGGGATTTTGGTCGGTCAGAAGGTTTTGGTCGGTAAGAACCCTTGGGAGGTAAACGGGGCGCGGGTCGCCACTTATGACGCGGAGGGTAACGAGGTTTGGGTATCCGTACCCGAAGTAGTTTTTGACGAGATGGGCTTCAGGGCTGACGCCGCGGTCATCGGGGCGGAATACAAAGCCCCTGCCGATACGGACGCGCAGCAGCATCGCAAAGAGCTGGACAAGCTGGCGATGGGTGCGGAAACGCTGGAGGAGGCAGACGCCAAACGCAAAGGCAAAGCAATCCCATTTGGCGGCGAAATCGACCCGTACAAACATCAGGAAGATACGCTTGCCGCGCGAAATACGCTCTTTATGCCCAAACAGGGACAGCAGATGGCATACAACCGGATGGAGGTCTCTGAGCAGGTATTGAGCAAGGTCGAAATCGCCAAACGCTTAAAACCCCGCGTCGAGGCAGACGGCGGCGACTGGAAACAGGCGATGGCAGTCATCCTCAAACACTACCCGGAAGGCGTGGTCGAGAGCAAATTGGACGAGGTTTACGACAGGCTGAAGACGATGGGTCGTCTGAAGCTGCATAAAACCGGTTAGGCAAATGCGACGACGTCGTCGCATTTGAAAAAAGGGAAAGTATGAAACAGACCTTTAAGCAAATCGGCAAATCCTATGCCGCAGCCGCAGCCGAAATCGGATGCAGCAAGCCGATGCTGGTGGCGGTAGTCAATCACGGGCAATGGCCGAAAAAAAACGCAGCCGAGCTGCGAAGGAAATTGAAACAATTTTTTGAAACGAATGGTGCGGAAATCCCAGCGAGCCTGAGAAACGAGCCGGAAGCCGCACCTGCCCAAGCAACTTACGAAGACAAGGACAATGAGATGTTACTACGAAAAGCAACTTTAAACCAAGCGGCAAAACAACATTTTAGCCTATTCCGCGACCCGTTTAACGACGAAATCCAGTCTGCGGACGATGTGTATATGACGCCGGATGTGCGCTATGTGCGCGAGGCAATGTTTCAGACGGCCTGCCACGGCGGTTTTGTGGCAGTGGTCGGTGAGAGCGGAGCGGGTAAATCCACACTGCGCGAAGACCTGCAAGACCGTATCAACCGCGAAGGCCGACAAATCATCCTGATCGAGCCTTATGTCTTGGCGATGGAGGACAACGACCAAAAAGGCAAAACGCTTAAGGCGGTACATATTGCCGAAGCCATTTTGGAGGCGGTGTCGCCGGGAACCAGCCCGAAACGCAGCCCGGAAGCACGTTTCCGCCAAATCCACCGCGCTTTGTCGGAAAGCGCGAAAGCAGGCAACAAACACCTGCTTCTGATTGAGGAGGCGCACGGTCTGCCGTTGCCGACCCTGAAACACCTGAAACGCTTTTTTGAGCTGAAAAACGGCTTTGAACGCCTGCTCGGGATTGTCTTAATCGGTCAGACGGAGTTGGCACAAAAACTCAGCGAAAACAATCCTGCGGTGCGCGAGGTGGTGCAACGCTGCGAGGTGGTTACGCTCTTGCCGCTGACCGACGGCAAGCTGGAAGGCTATCTCAAGCACAAATTTGACCGCGTCAATGCGGACATGGCGAAGATTTTAGACAAAAGCGCGATTGATGCGGTTGCCGAGCGTCTGACAGTCAAAAGCCGCACGGGCAAGGGATTGGAAACCAACAGCCTGCTCTATCCGCTGGCGGTCAACAACTTGGTGGCGGCAGCGATGAATCAGGCGGCGGAGCTTGGTTTTGAGATGGTTGACGGCGATGTGGTACGGGGGGTGTGAGATGGAAGCGGTGAAAAATTTCTTATGGCGGTTATTGGTTGCGGCAGCGGCCATTATCCTCTTCTTTGCCGCCGCCAGCTGCGTACCCGACAAAGCCCCTACCGTGCCGGTATCCGGCATGGCGGCCGAGCCGGATACCGAACAGGATGCGGCCGAAGCAATGCCGATTGCACGCGGAATTTACCCCGATCTGCCGTATGAGCCGACTAATGAGGATTTGGCGGCGATGCAAAAGACTGAGTTTATTGGAGCAGGAAAATGAACAGGGATTACAGCAAAATCAAGGTGTCGGTATGGCGGGAAAAAGGCAGTCATTTGACGGCCTCGCTCTCGACGGTAACGGGGCGGTTGGTGATGATGTATGTGTCGGCTTGTCTGACGGATGAGGTTGAAGATGTGGTTCAAACCGCACTGCGGTGTTTGAGCCGTAAGGATTTGGAGGCGGCGCGATGAAAGTACGCTGCCCTACCTGCGGTGCGGTGATGAGCTTGGATGTATTAATCGCCCATGACGATGCCCGCGAAGCCCTGATTGCCCTGACCGGCATTTCAGACGACCTTTTTAAGGCGGTATTGCGGTATCTGACGCTGTTTCGCCCCTCCGAAAAGGATTTAAGTTTTAACCGGGTTTCAAAGCTCGTCGGCGAGATTGCGCCGATGATACGGGAGGGCGAAATCGTCCGTAACCGTAAAACTTACCCGGCTCCGCGCGAGGCTTGGATTTGGGCGGTAACACGATGCCTTGAGGCGCGGGACGCGGGCAAGCTGACACCGCCGCTGACCAGCCACGGTTTTTTGTTGGAAAACATCACGTTTTGGTCGCCTGAAAAGACGGCGGGAACGGTGGTTTTGGCCCCTCCCCCCCCCCCCCCCCCCCCCCCGGGGGGGGGGGGGG